CTACTGGCTCATTAACTAAGTCACAAGAATTACTTAACAATGCCATCACGATCAGTCGCGCTTCTGGCATCGATTTAGCCACAGTATCGCAAGATCTTGCCAATGGTTATGTAGGCATTACTAAAGGTTTGAAAAAATACAACACTGGTCTTACAACTGCTGAATTAAGTTCTAAGTCTTTTGCTGAAGTTTTAGGGGTATTGCTCACTCGCTCAGCTGGTGCTGCCGATGATTATTTGGAAACCACTCAATATCGTATGGATTCTTTATCCATTGCAACAGGCAACGCTTCAGAGATTCTTGGTGGCGGCCTAGTCAATGCTTTTGCTGCTATCGGTGGCGGCACAGAGGCCAGCGATGCAGCGGCGGCTATTGAATCTATTGCCACTGCCATGGCTAACGTTACAACCGCTGCTGGTAAAACAATCGGTGCAATACCTACTTTGCTAGCTAATTTAAAAAAGTTAGGCAAAGATATATTCTTAGGTTTTGCTGGCGCACAAGCTGGCGTGAAATTTACTCCAGCACCTAAACCACCAGCACCAGTAAAAACACCACCAAGCCAAATAGCACAACAGAAGGCTTTGGCAAAACTTGAAGCCGATGCCTTAAAACGACAAAAGGCTCTTTTGGCTTTACAAAACAAGCAAACTGATGCAGCAAAGAAAGCTGCTGCTGATCAAGCCAAACTTTCTAAGGCTCAATCGATTTTTGATCTCGACAAGATTCAGATCGAGGCCGCGCTAAAGGGGAAGATCTCAGACGACGAGAAGTTGCGCCTAGAATTACAGCGCGCAATCCTTAACGAGGATTATGAGTTAGCCGATAAATTACAGAAGCGATTAGAAGCCTCACAACGAGCCACAGCAGCGTTGCAAGGGCAGATTAATGCCATTAAGCCACCTGTTAACCCTTTTGCCGACATGCTGAAAAGTCTTGAAGAAATTGCTGTATTACTTGGTCAAGTAAGTGGTGCAAATGCTATAACTGTCCGTAGGCCAGGTGGTGGAGTCCTCGCTTTAGAACCTGAAGATCTCGCCCCTGTAATTACAGATACCAAAGTAATTCCTACTCCCACAATTACAGAACCAATTCCAGTTGTTGTTGAACCAAGTCCAGTTCCATCAACCAACAATCCTTTTACTGGTTTAGGTGGCAGCACCAGTGGCTTTGGATTTTCCCTTCCAAGTTATTTGCAAAGTGGCATGTCGACAGTCGCGCCACCACCAGTAACTGTAAATGTTACGGTAACTGGATCTGTTATTGCTCAACAAGATCTGGTCAAAGTTGTAAATGATGCAGTGGTAGAAGCTAACACCCAAGGTTTAAGCGTTACTCGCCCCGGTGGTATTAGGAGTGATGAAGGGTGACAATCCCAGTAATTAACGCCATCATCAACTTTTCAACAGGTGCTGGCTTTGCCTCGCCTATGATTCTCGATTCAGGCGTTATTGGAGTTAATGCACTAGCTGACACCACAGCGGTCACAGTCGATGTATCTAATCAGGTAGATTCGATTAGAACCACACGCGGTCGCACAGCTCTTTCAGACATATTTCAGACTGGCACAATGAGCCTTCGGATCATCGATCAGAACGGTGACTTTAACCCGATGAACCCAGCGAGTCCTTATTACAACTTGTTGACTCCAATGCGTAAGGTGACTATCACTGCCTCTTGGAATGGTACGACCTACCCAATCTTTGCTGGCTACATTACTTCTTATGACACCACTACCCCTCGCGATGTGGGTGAAGTTGTTTATACAACCATTCAAGCGGTCGATGGCTTTAGACTATTTCAGAATGCTCAGATAACCACAGTGGCTTCTGCTACTGCTGGTCAAACCACTGGCACTCGTATTGGCAAGATTCTCGATTCAATAGGCTGGCCTACTGGCATGCGTGACATCGATGCTGGCCAAACCACAGTTCAAGCAGATCCAGGCACATTAAGAACTTCTTTAGCTGCAATGCAAACAGTCACCAGCACTGAATATGGTTCTTTGTATATGGACGGATTCGGCAACTTAGTCTTTCAGGATCGTGCGCTTACTTCTTCTAGCGTGGCTGGCACTCCAGTTGATTTCAATGACAATGGCACTGGCATTTCGTATAACAATGCCGTCTGGAAGTTAGACGATACTTTAGTATTTAACAAGGTTAGCGTTACTCGCACAGGCGGCACTGCTCAGGTTGCATTCAATCAAGCCTCGATCGATAAGTATTTCTTACACTCATATCAAGAGCAGAACCTTTTGATGGAAACAGACACAGAAGCTCTCAACAATGCACGAGCATTCTTAGCCTCTAGACAAGAAACTTCGATCCGCTGCGATGCAGTTACTTTGGATCTATACACTGCCAACTACGATGCTGGCATTACTGCCGCTTTGGATCTTGACTTCTTTGATCCAATTACAGTAACCACGACTCAACCGGGTTCATCAACCCTAACCAAGACTTTGCAGGTATTCGGCGTGTCGCACGACATCAAACCGAGTGCTTGGAAAACAACCCTAACAACGCTTGAACCGATCATAGATTCGTTTATAATAGGATCATCACAATATGGCGTTTTAGGCGTTAACACACTTTCTTACTAAGGAGAAAAAATGGCAACAGGATTCCCAGCAGCAACTGGTGATGTGATGACGGCTGCAATGTTCAATGGACTTGTTGCCTTTACTCTCAACGCCCAGACAGGCACAACCTACACTTCAGTATTAACCGATAGTTATCAGACTTTAGTGACCATGTCTAATGCTTCCGCTAATGCTTTTAAGATCCCGACTAACGCTTCAGTAGCGCACCCAGTAGGCACAGTAATCACAGTTATGAATATTGGTGCAGGTACTTGCACGATCTCAGCTGTGACCAGCGGTACAACCACAGTTCTTTCAGCAGGTGCAACAGCAGCTGCCCCTACCTTGGCTCAATACCGATCAGCAGCTTGTATCAAGACTGCAACTGATACCTGGTATGTCGTAGGTGCAATCGGATAATGCTTAACTCAATCGTTGGAGTCTTAGGCGTAGTTCCTAAAGGAACTGCTACTGGTGGAACTGTTGTAACTAGTGGTGGATATAAGTATCACACTTTTACAAGCAACGGTACTTTCACTATTTCAACTGCTGCAATATCATGCGAAATTTTAGTTGTCGCTGGTGGCGGTGGCGGTGGTGCAGGTCGCGGTGCAGGTGGTGGTGCTGGTGGTGTTTTCTACACAAGCCAATCAACAGCAGTGGGCTCTTATTCAATTACAGTAGGCGCAGCAGGTGCAGGTGGCGTTTACACAGGATCTGGTAACCCAGGCGCACAAGGTTCTAACTCTATATTTCAAGGATTAACACAAGCAGTCGGCGGTGGCGGTGGTTCATCTGCTTTTGGTGGCACTGGTACTTCTGGTGGTTCTGGTGGCGGTGCTAAAGCAACAGAAACAGGTTTTGCTGGAACATCTGGTCAAGGTAACAAAGGTGGCGATGGTGCAGCTACATCTAGCGATGCTCGCGGCACAGGTGGTGGCGGTGGTGCAGGTGCAGCTGGTGGTAATGGCTCAGATACTGGCGCAGCTACTGGTACAGGTGGCGCAGGTACAAATACTTATTCCACATGGCACAGCGCAACTAGCACAGGTGTTTCTGGTTATGTCGCTGGTGGCGGTGGCGGTGGTACTTTTTATTCAGATCTAACAGCTGGTGGTTCTGGTGGTGGCGGTCGCGCAGGTACAACTTCTAATCCACCTGTTGCTGGCACAACTAATACAGGTTCAGGTGGTGGCGGAACATCACAGGGAACTGGAAATGGTAATGGCGCAGCTGGTGGATCAGGTCTAGTTATTGTGAGGTATTTAGCATGAGTCACTGGGCGGAAATTGATGAAACTGGTTTAGTTCTTAGAGTGACCGTAGGCGATAACAATGAGCCTGATGAAGGTTATCAATGGTTGATCGATAATCTCGGCGGAACTTGGATTAAAACTTCATTTAATGCAAAGATTAGAAAACACTTTGCCGGTATTGGTTACACCTATATGGCAGATTTAGATGCATTCGTGCCAATCAAATGCCACCAAGAAGCAACATTGAATCGAGATAAATGCGTATGGGAGTGTGTAAATGTCGAACATCAAGCCGCGCTTATCTAAGTGTGCGATCCAGTTAAGAGAACAGATTGACGACACCTTCGGAGATCGAGATCGAACTTCTGATGGTTGGATCGGCGATACTCGACACAGCGCGCGCCCTTCAGATCACAATCCTGATGCTAACGGCTGGGTTCGTGCCATCGATGTCGATCGAGATCTTTCAGGCAAGGCTAAACCAGACCTCATGCCAGATCTTGCGGATCAAATACGTATCTTTGCAAAGTCTGATAAGTCAAAGCGGATCAGTTACATCATCTTTGACGGCAAAATCGCAAGTTCAAAGCTCGCTTGGAAGTGGCGCAAATACACAGGGATTAACAAACACAATTACCACATGCATATCTCGTTTACGAAAGCGGCTGACCTTAATGGTGAGTTTCTTCAAATACCTATGATCGGGGGATCAAAATGAAAATGACTAACCCTTATGTTCTAATGGTTGGCGCATTCCTATCGGCATGGGCGGCCAGTAACTTTGCTGCCGACTATCGCTCAATTCTTTGGGCTGTTCTTGCTGGAGTATTCGGATATGCGACACCTAAACGATGACACAAACAGACTTCTTTCAGCTCTATATTGCCACTCTTGTGACACTGGGTGGATTGGCTGGCTATGTGATCACACACTTGCTGAGCGAGATCAAGCGACTCAACACACGAGTTGATGAGATTTACAACATACTTTTAGAGCGGTAGAATAAAGCATGGCCGCACGCAAAGCTAAAGCATTAGAGGATCAAGGTTATACACCTTTAGAGGCGTATTGCATTGGTCTTAATGAGTATTACAAGGCTTTGCGTAAGGCTGGCTTTCCAGTTGATATCTGTTTGTCAATGATCATGGATCCATTCTCATATCCTGAGTGGATTCTGCCTAAACGCATCAATGATAATCCCAGCAATCTGCCGGA